CCTGTATCCGTTGCAACGCATGTACCGCCTGTTGTAACGGATAACGCCTTAACACATTAAGCGTCTGTAGCCGCTAATAACGGAGTAACTATTGAGGTTGAATATACACTGGCGCTAGCGATATTTGTTCCGTTGTTGTATACAAGTGCAGACATTGTGGTAGGGATTGCAACATCAGGTACATTAACAAGTTGTACTGGGCTTCCTTTAACCACAGGCGTTACTGGCACACTTCCTGTATTAAACGGTGGTACCGGTGTAACAACAAGTACAGGGTCAGGTAGCAACGTCTTAAATACTAGTCCTACTTTAGTAACCCCAGCATTGGGTACTCCTGCTTCAGGTGTAATGACTAACGTAACAGGTTTACCATTATCAACCGGTGTTACAGGTACATTACCTGTACTAAATGGCGGTACAGGTGTAACTACAAGTACTGGTTCAGGTGCTAATGTGTTAAGCAATAGTCCTACTTTAGTTACTCCTCTATTAGGCACACCTACTTCTGGTACCTTGACCAACTGTACTGGTCTTCCAATTTCTACTGGCGTTTCAGGTTTAGCTACTGGCGCAGCAACATTTTTAACTACACCATCAAGTGCTAATTTAGCAGCAATGCTTACTGATGAAACAGGTACAGGCGCAAATGTATTTGCTAACAGCCCTACTTTAGTAACCCCAGCATTGGGTACACCAAGTGCTTTAGTCGGTACAAACATTACAGGCACAGCCGCTGGACTTTCAATAGGTGGCAATCTTACTGGTGCGTCACCTACAGCAGCTACTCAAGCTACAGGCACAAACAACACGACAGTGGCAACCACAGCTTTCGTTCAGACAGCAATGCAATTGCTCCATCCGGTGGGTTCAATCTATACATCGACTAGCTCGACCAATCCGGGTACCGCATTTGGGTTTGGTACTTGGGTAGCATTTGGTGCAGGGCGAGTATTAATTGGTAATGGTGGCGGGTTCTCAGCAGGTGCAACAGGTGGTAGCGCAGATGCAGTTGTTGTAAGTCATACCCACACAGCAACTTCAGTTGTAACCGACCCAGGCCATATTCACAACCTTCCAGGTAACACGGGTTCAGGTGGTATTAATCAAACACAAATTGGGGTAAGTAATACTTCGGTTAATGCCACTTCTGCTTCTGCTACCACAGGCATTACAGTAGCCACAACCAACAGTACAGAAGGCGTAAGCGGAACTAATGCTAACTTGCAACCGTACGTTGTAGTGTATATGTGGAACAGGACTGCTTAAAATGCGGAATGTTTTTTACTTACTATTAGGTCTTTTATTTGGCAGCTTACTAGCAACAGGGTTGGCGTATGCGGAAGAAACGGTTATTAGTTACAAAGGACAACCTGTCCCCTCTGCTATGGCTCCTTCGATGTCGGCTTTCAGTCAAGATGTTTGCGGCATTGGTGTCAGTGGTGCTGTTAACGGGGGCGTATTTTCTGTAGCTGGTGGCACAATGGTTACTGACAATAACTGCGTTCGACTACGTTGGGCTAAGTTTTTAAGCGACAGCGGTTTGAAAGTTGCGGCCGTATCGCTTGCTTGTGCGGCTACGCATGAAAACTGGGTTGCTATGGAGATGTCAGGTAGTCCTTGTCCTATAGGTGGTGCTATTGGTGATGCAGCAAGAAAGGCGTGGTATGACTTACACCCAAATTGGTTTGAGGAAATTTATGGTAAAGACTTCGTTCTTATCACTCCTCTGCCTGATTCTCATAAGGAGTAATTATGTTCATGCATATTGTTACGCAAATCAGTGGGCGTCTTATGGCCCTGTTTACTCAAGCCTGGGCGTTGCTCAAGGCACTACTCTTGCGGCTTGTCAGCAACTTGCCTGCCAGCTTTATCCGGGTATACCAGAATGTGGCCAATCTTTACCTCCTGAACCTCCTGCGTGTACAGATAGGGTCGAATACCAGTCGCTTGCGTGTGAGCCTAATCACAGTGGGTCAGTTAATCAAAGCCGCACTTACCAATGTCAAAGCCAAAGTTATACTCCTTGGACAACAACTTCTAACAACTGTACGCCAAATCAGCCAGTCTGCACTTACAGTGTTCAAACAGAAGAAAGACAAGCTTGTGGAGTTAATCAAATTGGCTCCGTCACGTTTAAAAGAGAACAAAACTGTCCAGACCCTTATGGCTCGCCTGTTGACTCAGGCTGGTTCGAAATTAGTAGGTCGTGCCAAGCAGCTCCCCCAACGTGTCAAACAACTGTTGAAAGCCAAGCCTTAGTATGTCCACAAAACTTTTCAGGCTCAATTCAGCAAACCAAGACAAATACTTGTCCCGATCCGTATGGACAACCTACGGAAGGGCTGTGGACAACTGTATCCAATTCATGTACACCAGACCCGGCAACGTGTTCGGTATCAACGCAGGTTAGGACGTTAGCATGTCAAGAGGATTACGTGGGGGCAATAACGGAGAACAGGACTTCGAGCTGCGCGACACCATACAGCGAACCGGTGTGGAGCAATTGGATGGTATCCCAGGATACTTGTGTGAAGAGCGCAACCAATCCAACGAACATGAGCAGTCCGGTAAATCCTGTGAGTCCAATAAGTGCACCTGCGACCCAGGAACAAATGCCACCTGCACCTGCACCGGAGCCACCCCCATTAGCAGAACCGCCTCCACCAGAAGCGCCAAGCACACCAGCTTCCCCTGCGCCCACTGCGGAGACCACGTCGGCAACACCGGCCTCGTCCGTAAACACAAATACACAGTCCACCCAACAATCGCCGACCACGTCGAGCGGGACTACGCCGACTACGTCAACGCCACAAGTGCCCAAGGGCAAGGAGCTAGTACCGGGGTTCGGGGTAGTGATGAGCCTAGAAATTTTAAACAAACCGATGCAGATTCAGGAGATTCAGTTGAACGACGCATTGGCATACCAGCAGGAGTTACCATATGAGCTTGGAAGAAATCAAGGAATCTTACTCGAACTACTCAGCGAAAACGCTATTAGTAGTGGTTTTTGGGATATTAGCGCCACTAGGTGGGACAGTCTACGTAGGCATAACGACTTACAACCGAGTTATAGCGGCGACTGAAATGATTGAGGCTAACAAGCCTTATGACGATACTGAACTAAAGGCAGAAGTAAACGCTTTAAAAGTGCAGTTAGCCGCCCAACAACAATCAGTCAATACGGTTAAAGACTCTATGGTTGTTACATCTAACCAACTAGTATCTATGCAAGAGAAGGTATCTAACGCTATTGGCACTGCCAATGAAGCTAAGGCAATTACTAACGGCAATGTGCGGGAAACCGCTGCGTCTTTAATGGGTGTACGCGAAGAGATGAAAGCTACCCGCGAAGGCATCGAATCACAACTTAAAGCACTTAAACGTGCAACATCTAACCCACTAGGAAATTAATTATGTTATCAATACTATCAGGTTTAATGGGCTTTGCAACAGCAGGACTACCATCTGTATTAAGCTTCTTCCAACAAAAGGGCGACCAGAAACATGAACTAACTATGGCTCGCTTGCAGAACGAACGCGAACTTGCTATGGCTCAAGCTGGCTTTGCATCACAAGAAAAGATTGCCGCTATCGAATACGAAAGCACAGTGGTAGAGGCACAAATCCGCGAGACAGAAGCCCTACATGCTCACGATACAGCAGTGGTATCCAAAGCCTCGCAATGGGTTATTAACTTTAATGCTATTATTCGCCCTACTATCGCTATGATATTTGTTGGCGAGTTATGCGTTATTAACATAGTGTCATTAATTTGGGCAATAAACACAGGCGTAGATTGGGCTACCGCACTTAACCTAGTATTTAGTTCTGACGAAATGGCTATTACATTTACCATCATTGGTTTCTACTTCGGTACTGCTGGGTGGAATAAGAAATAATGAAAGTTAGTAAAGAATGCCTTAAAATGCTGGCTCACCACGAGGGGGTCAGGCAAAAGCCGTATAAATGCCCTGCTGGTTTGTGGACGGTGGGCGTTGGGCATTTGATTGGCGACGGTAAAACACTACCTGACTCTTGGAATAAAACTTTTACTTTGGACGAGGTATATGACATATTGGCTAAGGATGTCGCTCGATTTGAACGAGGGGTTAACAAATACATCACTGTTCCGCTTCGACAAAATGAATTTGACGCTCTTGTATCTTTTTCTTTTAATCTCGGTCTTGGTGTACTGCAGCGCTCAACCCTCAGGCAAGCGCTTAATCGCGGCGACAAAGAGGGTGCTATTGCGAGCCTTCTCAAGTATAATAAAGCCGGTGGTAAGGTCTTGAAAGGATTAGACAACCGCCGCAAAGACGAAGCAGCACTGTTTAGGAAAGAATAACATGCCATTATCCAAACTTGTATTTAAACCAGGGGTCAATAGAGATCAGACTAATTACGCCTCTGAGGGCGGCTGGTTTGATATGGATAAGGTACGCTTTCGTTCAGGGTATCCTGAAAAGATTGGGGGTTGGCTAGTACAAACATTCCAACAATATGCCGGCGAAGCACGTTTGCTATTTCCTTGGGCCTTAACTACAGGTGCTTCACTATTATGTATTGGCACTAACGAGAAAATATACGTAACGCAAGGTACGACACTATTTGACATCACTCCAATCCGTATAACGTACACAAGCGGGTCTACCCCATCAACAGATAATTGCTTTGGCACGACTAATG